GTTATCAAGAGAACTCTCTGCATTACAGATGAAGGTGCCAGCTACTGCACTCCTATGCTCAGATGCTAGAGTCTGGTGGGCTATGTGGGATGGCGGTGTGCCATGTCCAGTTGAAGGCAAGATTAACGTGGATGCCAAGAACCATTGGCTTGCTAATCCTAATCTAATCCCTGATAGACCTAAGATAAAATGAGATGGCTGGTAGCCTTACTAGCCTGTATAGGGGTAGCACAGGCTCAAGTCATTCAGCATCAAATATCGGATGATAGTTATGCTAGAGTCCCTCTCCAGTTTCCATTCCCTTACAATGGTCGTGTCTTTACTGAGTCTTATATGTTCAGTAACGGTGTTGTTGGTTTCCTCAATCCTACAAACCATTGGTGTTGCACAGGATTTGACCTAACAACTAGCAGAGGCAGTCCCTTTGACTTTGCCATCATGCCATTGCAGACTGACCTGATTAACTATGGTCAAGGCAGATTCCTAACTGAAGGCACTCCACAGTATCAGAGATATATGTGGGAGAACATCTCAGAGTTTGGCAGACCTCAGAACCTCAATACTTTTGGCGTAGAGATTAGACCGTCAGGATACATTGGAATCAACTACGCACAGATTAACATCAGCCAATGGAGACCAGTAACCATCGGTATGACTGGTGATACAAGCCAAGGTCAGTTCACTCAGTATTACCACGGCTCAGGATTTGTTGAGGGTGCTGGTCGTTCTTACATCTACAACCCTGATCCATGCTCTGGCAACCCTCTCCATAGTTCTACTTGTCCAGGTTACGCAGAGGCTTTCTTGGCACAGCAATGTTCTATCAGCCCATTGTATTCAACCAGTTGCTCTGGTTATGCAGATGCTTATTATGCACAACAATGCACCATCAGTCCTCTATATGACCGCACTTGTCCAGGCTACAGAGAGGCTTATGCCTTAGCCAATGTAGTGCCATCTACCAGCACTCAGTCTGTATCAACTACTGCGCCTACTCTACAGGTCAGCACGACAGGTGCGATTACTTTAACAACTCCTGTGGTTGCGGATCCTGTGGTCAACGAGGTGATTACTAGACCAGTCGCTACATCTACAACCACGACTGCGGCAAGAGCAAGTGAGCCTGTAGCCCAGACCACGCCAGCACCAGCTGAGAAGAAAGCAGAGACCAAGGCAGAGACAAAGCAAGAGGTTAAGCAGACAGTTAAGCCACAGGTTAAGACACCAGATGGCAAAGCCATTGAGATGCCTACCATCGTGCAGACCCCTGTTAAGATTGAGCAAGTTCAACTCGTTGATTTGTTAGCTAGAAAGATGGTTAGCAGACCAATGAATACAAACCCAAGAGCGTATTACCTTATGACTCTTGGTGGACAACGTACCCACGAGGACATGATAGATGAGCAATTCAGAAAAAGAAATTAGTGTAGGTGGCTTTAGCTTTAAGCTAACCAACAAGTTGATGGTAATGATAGTCACGATTGCACCTGTAGTTGGCGGTGCTTTTTGGGGAGCCTTTGAGTTCTATAACGACTACATGAGTATGCGCTCTGCCATCAAGAACTATGTCAGCCCAGACTTTACTGAGTATGAAAAGAAGATAGCCTTGCTAGAGGAATCCACAGCCAAGGTCAATGATTACACTCGTGATATCAAGAACGATATCAAGAACGATGTACGCAGACTTGAGAAGATTGTTGAGCAAGTAGAGCGTGACGGCAAGGTGATGTCTCGTGAGGTTGACAAGGACTTGCGTGAGATGCGTAAAGAAGTAGATAACAAAATCAAACGAGCTTTAGACAACCCATTATCAAATAACTAGGAGTAATTATGCTATCACTTATCTCAACCCTTGGCGGCCTACTCATCTCTGGGCTACCGAATGTCTTAGGATTTTTTCAAGATAAATCTGATAAAAAGCATGAGCTAGAACTAGCCAAGAAGCAGACTGAGCGTGAGCTACAGTTGCTTGCCGCTGGCTATGCGGCTCAGGCTAAGGTAGAAGAAATCCGCACAGACCAAGTATCTATGCAGACAGATGCAGAGATGACTAAGGCGGCATACGAACACGATGCCAAAGTATTAGAAAAAGCCGCACCTTGGGTATCCTCTTTCGTTGGCACAGTCAGACCAGTAGTAACATATTTGTTTGTTGCTGAGTTGTTCATTATCAACGTTGGTATTGGCGTTTACTTGTTTAACCACGGCACATTGATTACTAACGTGGATGACTTTATAAAAGCTACAGATATGATATTCAGCGAAGATGAGATGGCTATGTTAGGTGGCATCATTGGATACTGGTTTGGATCTCGTGGCTGGAAAAGAAAATGAAAGTAAGTGACAAGGTTATCCACATGATTAAGCACCATGAGGGGGTAAGGACTAAGCCATATCAATGTCCAGCCCTCTTGTGGACTGTAGGGGTAGGCCATGTTATTGATCCACACCACGCTAAAGTACCAATGGCTGATAGAAAACAACTGCCTATTCCTAATGGCTGGGATAGGGTTCTGAGTATGGATGAGGTAAACGATATCCTCAAGAAAGACCTTGATAGATTTGAGAAGGGTGTGCTAAGACTCTGCCCTGGCAAGCTAACCCAAGGTCAGTTTGATGCTTTGGTATCCTTTAGTTTTAATGTAGGATTAGGTAATCTGCAACGGTCAACCATCCGCATGAAGGTCAACCGTGAGGATTTTGAGGGTGCCGCAGAGTCATTCTTGGACTGGACTAAGGCTGGTGGTAAAGTATTAAAAGGATTAGTTATCCGTAGAAATGATGAGAAAGCCTTGTTTTTGTCATAATTAATTGGGATACTAGGTAGATGAAATTAGTCACTCCACAAACTGTACAAGCAGTATATGAGATGTTGATTTGTTTACCTCCATTCAGTCGGTGGAATCTACCTCCATCTAAACAAGTAGGGTTTGAGGTTCATAAAGACCCTACTTGCTTGGGTGAATACGAACCAGAACCCCATGTCATCAGGATTTCTGAGGCAAAGAACGGTCATCTGGATACAGTTGTAAAAACCGTAGCCCATGAGATTATCCACATGAGGCTATACCTAAAGGGCTGTAAGAACTGGGACAGGCACGATGCAAACTTCAATGAGTTATCCCATAAGATTGCCATCACTTTAGGATTTGATCCCAAGGAATTGTAATGGTTCAAGCATCTTGTAGTGAAGTAGAGTTTATAAGATTATTCAAAGAGCTTGGATCTCCCCAAGCAGTTGCCAACTTTCTAGGTGTCAACGTTAGGAATGTGTATCGCAGACGAACTGACCTAGCATCAAGGGGTATTGTGCTAGATACTACCAACATGAGTGGTCACAGAGTCAAGTATGACAAAGAAGGCTTAAAAGAAAAGCTAGAGAAAAGGATTGCACAAGCCCATCACAATGTTCGCAGAGGCATCGCAATGGAGAAGGGTAGAGTGATTGTATTCTCCGATGCTCACATTATCCCTGGTTACAACACGACTGCATCCAGAGCTTTGCTTGAGGCTATCAAAGAGTTCAAGCCTGAGGTGATTGTCTGCAATGGTGATGCCTTTGATGGCCAACGCTTGAGCAGATTCCCAAGGGTTGGATTTGACCAAACATTTACAGTTAAGCAAGAGCTAGATGCTTGCGTTGAATATCTGACAGAGGTTGAACAAGCATCAAGACATAAGTCCAATCTTATCTGGACTCTTGGTAACCACGATATGCGCTTTGAGTCTATGCTTGCTAACAGTTCTGCACATAACTATGAGGGCATCAAAGGGTTTACCCTTAAAGACCACTTTCCATTATGGCAGTCTTGCTGGTCGTATTGGATAAATGACAATACCCAGATTAAGCACAGACACAAGGGTGGATACAACGCTGGTCGTGCCAACGTGCAAGCAAGCTCTGTGCATACTGTGACTGGTCATACCCATGTTCTGACTGTGCATCCATTCACGACATTGAACCCAGCCTTTAGCATGGGGACTATCTATGGCGTTCAGACAGGGTGCCTAGCCAATCCTTATGGTCAGCAGTTCAGCTACATGGAGGACTCAGCAAGGGATCATCGGAGTGGCTTTGCTATGTTGACCTATGATAGAGGACAACTATTGCCGCCTGAGTTAGTGCAAGTTTGGGATGAAGGTGCTGGTGAGGTTACATTCAGAGGTAAGATTTACTCTGTCTAAAAGATGGCTATAATTCCAGCCAGATACATCAGAACCGCTACAAGCTCCACTATGAGCAAAGCATTGTCTCTGTATAGGTAGCCTTGGACTGTCCAAAGAAAGCTCCCTATAAGCCCAAATAAGAGGTTTAAAGGGTATATGTTTAGGCTAGTCAGGGCTATACCTATCAAACACAGCACAGTCCCTGACCATCTAATCATTTATTCACATTCCCAGTAAAGTCCTCTGGATAGTTTAGGACTGCTTGAGTTGCGGCAGAACCAAACATCTTCAGTTGCTCTTTGATTTCATCCATTGACTCAGCAACAATCGTGGCCATGCCATAAGCGTATGGTATGCCATCGCTGTCATAGAATACCTCGCATAGCTCCAACTGCTCTGATCCAAACTCATCTACAAGATTAACGACCCTATGGTTCCAAGGCATATCAAGCCTGACTAGCGTCAATAGACGCTCTACGTTTAGCGGTAAATGCGTTCATGCCAGCTATCTGCACAGGGTTCATCTTGTCAATGATGTGCTTGTTAGAGCCATGCAACTCCTCTAACTTCTGACGCTTGGTATCCTTACCCATCTGCTTGGATGTGGCAACCTTATCAGCCATCACATTGTATGCCTCAACCCAGTCAGTCATGCTGTCATAGAACACGGAGTCCTTGTTTGGGATGCGTAGTTCTAACTTCAAGACTGGTTCTACATTCTCAGGGAGTGTTGTATTTTCGCTACTCTCAAGAATATTTTTTGCCCTATTTTCCAAAACACTTGCATCTGTCTTGGCAAAGTTGAGAGGATTAGCCATTGGTGCTGGTCTGCCTTTGCTTGCCAGGTTGCCGTCATCATCCTCTGGTGCGATGCCACAGGCGGCCATCAATGAGTAGCGTCTAGCGTAGGTCAATGCGGATCCGTAACCTTGTGGATCATTCTTGGCTGATGGCACATGGAGGATGCCGCAGTCAATCACTTCTCCTGATTCGTGGATAAAGGTAGTCTCTACCATAACACCGTCTGGGCAGTTATGACATTTCTGTATCAATGCAATGCCATTATCGTTCAAAGCGTCAATGACTGCCTTAACGCAAGTTGATAAGTCTGCGTATTTAGTTTTAAAGAATGGGTTGTTGCTGTCTTTGAGTGCTGGTGCAAAGGCTTTCTGCGCTTTGACCAATGCAGTTGCTATGTTCTTCATTTCAATTCCTTGATTGTTAGTGTTGATTGTCTGACTGTGTATGCCTCTTTGGCTGGGCTAATCTTGGCTGGTTGCGCCTTATAACTACGTGTTGGCCATGAGACCTGATACTTACCAGCGATGCCATACTTATGGTTCTTGAGGATTTCCATGATTTGAGTCTGAGCTTGCTCATTCTCTGCCTCCATCTTGGCGGCCTTGGCTTTGTTATCTTGGATGAGCTTGATTAACTCCAGAGCGTAGTCATCCAGTTGGACTGGCTCCTCATCGTCTGCGTTGTTGTAAGTTCTAGCCGCATCCTTTGGGTTCTGAACTGGGTAATAGTCAATCTCCCCAGTATTCTTGAACCTGTCTAGCCTGTCTTGAAAGTCTTTGGATACTTTCTCAATGGTCATCAAGGTGTCTGGGTGCAACGCAAATACAAAGATACGCAACTCCGTACCCTTGTATAACGTAGCAATCGCACCCCATTGAGCTTTGTAGATAGCCATCTGAGCTTGCAACTGTAGTGGGCCACGCCACAATGGAGGCATATCCTCAGCATCCATCGCAGTTAGTTTAGCCTCTAGCACACCTGTACCCTCCAGGCGTATAGAGTCCTGACCAACTACATAAATGCCACGCTCAGGATCGGATACCAACTCCTCTCCATTGCCTGTGGCGGTGCCGTCTAAGCTACAGCTGATAGGCCAATCGTCATGGAAGTAAGCCTCCTCGTGGTTATAGTCCAACTGACTACATCCCAAGCGGTTAGCCGCCTCCATGAGAATGGTTGGCTCTAGCTTGTTACCCCAATCCATTGACTCGTTGCTAACATCTGGTGGTTGCTTGCCTTGGATAGCATCAATGGACATGAGTAACTCATCATTGGCAGAGCGATACTTGCTCAAGCCTAGGATGGCTGGGAGCCGTGATGCTGATAGCATCGTGTTTGGTGTGAGTTTACCGACCATTATTCTCTTTCTTCTTGGTTCATTGTTGTAAAGGAATGTTGTAAAGAGTTGGCTACTCTCACAAAGTTCTCTGAGTATTGTTCTGCAACCTCAAAGTTACGAGCAAGTGTGGCCTTGTGGATCTCTCTTATCAAACGGTTTGACTCCAAAATCAATTCAGAATAATCCATTATTTCTCTCCCAAGTAAATGTATTTAGCCCAGCGGTGACCATCAGCTTTCTCAATGATGGTGTTAATCCTGTAATGCTCTTTGAGAACGTAGATGTAATGAGCCAGGCGTGTGATGTGATACTTCTCAATAGCATCCCAAGAGGTAATGCTCTTTCTCTTTTTCAAGTGAGCCAATACTTGTTGAATTTGTGTAGATTTTTTAGACATTTTTTCCCTCATTTCTTGCGGCAAGATGACGATAGGTTGACCACTTCTCATGGAATCTAGGATCCTCTGATGGTGGAGTCCAACCCAAACGCTTTAATGTATCCAAGATATTTGTTTTAGCCGCTGGAATATACGGCTTATCTATGTTATCTAAACCTCTCATTTATACCCCCAATGCAACGATGATGATGAAGGCGATTAGGCTAACCGTTGCAATAACCTTATCGCTTGTTGATTCTTTAGGTGCCTGGCACAAGTCCTTGGCTGTGTAGTCATACTTATTCATTGTCAAAACTCCCCATGTATTTATCAATTAACTTCTGTCTTTTACGTTGCAACATCTTCTTTCTGTAGTTCGGAAAGAACTTGTAGAAAAAATGACGGATCCACAAGCTAGCCACGACAATCATTGTGATGATTGCTAGGCCGCCTACAACTAGGTAAGCCACGGCTAGTGTGTATAGGATTAACTCACGCATACTGAACCTTTCTCATCAAAGAACCTACCTGTGCTGGATGCCATTGAGTGTTACCTCTTGGCGTTT